GTGGCAGCCGATCTGAACCATGAGGTCCTCGGGGTTGGGCTCCTTGCCGCAGGCCTTCAGCCAGGCCGCCGTGCGGTGGTAGTTGGAGACGTGCTCCTTGTGCAGGCCATGCACAGCAGAGACGGCCATCTGGTGCGCGCCGCTGGTCTCCTGGCCACCCTCGGGGCCGAAGTTCATGCTGATCTTGACCTCGTCGCCGGCGTCCTCGAATGTCACGATTGCTGTGCTCATACTGCACCGCCTTCTGTGTCTTCGGCCTTGGCCCGCTGCCACTTGGGCAGGATGGGGTAGCGCTTGCCGTCGTGGTCAATCAGCCAGGGCTCGGTGACCTCGTCGTTGCGCATGACTGCGCAGCCGTGGATCGACTCGGGCTCAAAGCCTGGCTCGACGCCCATCTCGGTGCGCAGCTCTTCCATCCACCAGCCTGGGGCGGCGATGACGGGCAGCGGGGTCTCGCTCCACTTCTCGGGCGGGATCATTTCCTTCAGCGCCTGCAGGCTGTGCTGCACGTTGGCGATGGCATAGGTGGTGCTCATGTGTTGCTCTCGTAGTTGAAATTGCTGGTGTCGCCCAGCCGCCATTTGGCTTGCTGTTCGACGCGGTACTTCGTGGTGGCCACCTTGAAGTCGGGCTGCTTCATGGCCTGCGGGTTGAATGCAGGGTCGAAGAACTGGCACCGGTTGTTTGGCTGCAGTGCAAACTGGCCGTTGTCCAGCTTCAGCACGTTGTAGCTCTTGTGCTCATCGATCGACTCGCTGAAGCCGAAGTCGGGGATGCGCGGGTCAGGGCTGCAGGTGTCCAGGGTGAACATGAACTCGCCTTGGTAGATCTGCTTGTCCTTGGCGAAGAACTGCGCACGCAGACCCTTGAGCAGCGGCTTGTCGACCACCGTGACGTGGTAGCTCAGCGCATCCCAGATCTGCAGGATGTCCAGCGGCAAGTCGCCGCCGAGCTGGCGGGCGTCGTTGTGTCTGAACGCACTGATCGGCAGCTTGTCGTAGAGCGCGCCGTACTCGGGCAGGTAGGTCTCAAAGCGAAACGCCTCGCCCTTGATGGACTTGACGCTGCACCAGATACCCTCGACCAGCGGTGCGTTTTCGTCGCACTGAAAGTCGTAGAGGTACTCGGGCCGGACCAGCACCTTGACGGGTGGCAGGGGGCAGACGAAGGTCATTCGACAATGCTCCAGTCGTCGGACAGCATGTCTGTTTGGCTGGCCAGCCAACCCATGAGGATTGCCTCGCGGCCGCTGGCGTTAATGGTCTTCATGGTGATGCAGGGCAAGACCATTGCACCGCCAAACTGGCGCGCCCATTCCCGGTTGTTCTCCGACCAGAATTGGTCAGCTCCGATGACGCGCCCCTCGAGCGGGCCGGACAGGGACAGCCACATGCCCTTGCCGTTCCAGCCAGCGCGCGCCACCTTCTTGCCCAGCTTTAAGGCCTCGAGAGCCAGGCCGAAGCTCAGGCCGCTGACCTCGCGGTACGAGCGCTCGAACACGTCCTTGGGAGACCAGCTCACGTAGCCCTTGTAGGCCTCTGTGTTGCGCTGGCCGCCGTCGATGTACTCCACGAGGTAGCCCTCGTCGTTGCCGTCCTCGTCGTCGGGCAAGATCCAGTTGCGGAAATCGTTGTAGTCCGACCGGGTCATCGGCATCGCGTTAATCTGCTTGGCTCCGATGTACTGCTTCATGCTTGGCTCCTTTGGTAAATCTCTTCGGCCAGCAGGTAGCCTTCGAGCGGCCAGGCCTTGTTGATGGCGTCCTCGTAGGCGTACTTCTCGCCCAGGGCCTGGTTGTATTGGGTCGGGTCGACGCAAGCCGAATGGCCGTTGATCGTGTAGCCGTTCTCCATGTGGAGCTGGCAGATCGTGGTTTTGCCGTCGGGCAACACGGTGTAGGTGGTCTTTTTGACCTTGTCCTGAATGTCGTTCAGCGACACGGCTGTGCGCTGGGGTTTCGTCTCCGGGATGTTCACGGGATGGTCCTTTCTGCTTCTAACTTTTTGGCGGTGGGTTGAGGATTCATGCGGGTCGCCAGCCTACAATCATTGTGATATGTTAGAAGTGATCAGAGTGCCTGACCACCTCCGGTACCAGCATGGTTGCTGGGTTTCTGTGAGTTTTGGGCAGCGGACTGCAAATCCGTGTACGCCGGTTCGATTCCGACCCCCGCCTCCATAATTCCTGAGCAGTGACAAGCACTTGCGAGTGGGCATTTTAATCACTCTTGTGAAGGGTTAGAAGTACTTCTAACCTTGATGCTCGCGGACTTGCTGACGAAGCCCCGACGCTTGGTGGTGTAGTGCGCCGTCATGCGCTCGGTGGTGTGGCCAAGCAGGCGGCGCGCAGCGTCCATGCCCTCGGCATCCAGCATGGCCAATCCGGCCATCGGGCGCAAGTCCCGCAGTTGGAAGTCCTGGTGATCGACCTCGGCCTCTTCGGCTTTCTTGGCGGCCGCCGTCCGTGCTGCGGTGAAGCGGTACCGGAAAGCGCCCACAGGGTTCAGGGCGGCCCCATCCTCGTCGACCAGTACGTGACCCTTCGGGCGGTCGCGATCGCCCCGTAGGCGTTGAATCAGCGCCTCCAGCTCGGCATCGGCAACGACGATCTTGAAACCGGTGGTCTTGTTCATCCAGACCTTGACCGTGATCGGGCTCGCAGACAGGTCCACCTTGCCCCACGTCAGGCCGAAGACCTCCTGCGGGCGCGTGCCCAGCCTGGCGGCCAGCTCCATGACGTCTTGCACCATCCGATCGCCGCAGCCGTGGACCAGCCAGTAGTCCTGCGGCCGCACCTCGATCATGCGATTGCCGGTGCCCGGCAGCCTGATGCCCGTCACCGGGTTGGCCGTGGTCACAATGTCGCGGGCCTTGGCCCAGTTCCACATGACCGACAGGAAGCGCAGCTCTTGGCCGGCGCTGTGCTTGGATGTCTTGCCGCGCACGTCCAGGTAGGTGACCACGTCCGACGACTTGATCGCGGCGAAGGGGTGCTGGCCAAACACAGGGCGCATGACCTTGAGGTACTTCTTGCGGTCGGCGATCGTGCGCGGTGCCAGTTCGCCAACGACGACCTCGGCCTCGGCCCAAACCATGTACTGGTCGGCCACCGCGTTGAACGTGCCGGCCTCGTTGGGCACAGGCTTGAACTCCAGCTCGGCCCACTTGCGCAGCGCGGCCGATCGGTTGTTGCCCAGTGGCGTCCACTTGACTTTGCCGTCGACCTTGGGCGTGTGGTAGTAGGCCACCCACTCCTTGCCGCTCTTGCTGGTGCCGCGTTTTTCGCTGAAGCGTGGAAGTCTTTTCATGCGTGAATTATAAGGCTTGTGATACTTCAGCGCAACGAGTCGAAGTTAAATTCCACTGGCGCGCCTTTGGTCAAGTCTTCGCCCTGCTTCACGCCCATCGCGTGCTCGAGGGCCTTGCGATGCACGCGCGGCCATCCGCTCTTGGCTTCGATGAACGGGATGCAGTTCGAGCGCAGCCAGGTCTTCAGACCATCGCGGGTGTGGTAGTCCGCGATCGCGCACAGGTCGTCTTCGGTGAGGATGTCATTGGTCACATCACGCTCCAGCCAAACATGAAGCCGAGGTAAAGCACCTTGAACATCACACCCATCAGTGCAAAGCAGAGCATGCCCAGAGCGCCGATTGCAAGCCAGGCTGCGGCCATAGTGGTCAAGAGTTTCATTTGCCATCCCTTTCGTAGATTGCTGTGCGCAGGTAGACCGCCAGGTCGAGTGCCTCTTCGTATGCGTCACGCAGCGCGTCGCGCCCGTTGTGTGGCTGCAGTGGTGTGCCGTAGCGCTTGACGCCCAGCTCGTGGCGGGACTGCATGTCTTGCATGACGATCGGCCACACGGCTGGGTGTGCGTTTGGTGTTGGCATCGGCTGATCGCCGTCGCGCTGGGGTTTGGTTGGTATTGCCATTGTGATACTACTTCAGAAAGGGATTTCGTCCCACGACCATTCGTCGCAGCCGGGTTCTTTGTCGCCGCCTGGTGGGCGGGCGTTGAACTTCAGGCAGTTACCCTGCTGGAAGTTTTGGCACTCGCCGCACACCTTGTTTTTCAAGATGCCTTGCCAGTACTCCATCTCGCGCCGGGCAAGCCCGATCTTCACTTCGATTTCGACGACCCTCATGTCAGGCCACCGATTGAATTGCGGACACCAGCTCGGTGGCGGTGACGGTCTTCTTGCCGGCGGTCTTCTTCGCTGCTGCGTGGCGCTTCTTCCAATCGCGCACGGCCTGTACGGATGCGCCGGCAATCCATGCTGGCGCTCGCTGAAGGGTGTGCTCGAGTGACGCTCGCAGGCGCTCTACCTCTTGTTGATCTTGAACTGCTTTACTCATGACGCTCTCCTTTCCCAGTGGTATGAAACGATTGACGGGTACTTCTCCGCCTTGGTGACGATGATGGCCTCGGGGGCACGCAGGATCGAGTTGTCGTACTCGAGCCACTCGATGGCCTCCTCGGTGCTGCTGGGGATGGCGTCGATCTTTGATCGCTGCTGCCACCACTTCTCGGCCTTGGTCCTGGCGAACCCTTCGTGGCTCAGGCAGCACCACTCGGCGGCCTTCTTGAGCATGCCGTCGTAGTACTCGACACGCAGGCTTGGCGGCTTGCCTTCCTTGTGGTGCAGGCGGTAGCGCACCTCGGTGACTGGCACGGTCTCGAACAGGTTTTCCTTCTGGCTGCTGAGCACGGCCGCAGCAGACGCGGTGACGCCATGCTTGATCAGCTCGGGCTCAGGGAAGGGGTGCCCGCACTCGACGCATTCCTTGGCGCTCGCCGGGTTCGGGTTGCCGCAGTTACCGCACAGCTTGGTGGGTGCCTCGCCCTTGCGCTTGCCGGTGGGCACGCGGCCCTTGATTGCATCGACTGGCCCCAGGGTGGCGATCGTGTCGGTGAAGTCGGCGATCAGGGCGTCGGTCTTGCCGTCGGCCGTGCGCAGTGCTCGGCCCAGGATCTGCACATACAGGACCGGGCTCTTGGTGGCGCGCAGCAGCACCAGGAAATCGATGTCCCTGACGTTGAAGCCGGTGGTCAGCACGGACACATTGACAAGGCACCGGAGGTCTCCCCGGCGGTACGCTGCGATCGCCGCATCGCGCGTCGCGGCAGGCGTGTCTCCGGTCACCACGGCGGTGGGCACGCCACGCTGCAGCAAGGCGGCGCAGACGTGCTCGGCGTGTGCCACATTGACGGCAAACACAAGCCACTTCTTTCGAGGCGCTCCCATGACGACGATCTCGTCGCACGCGGCCTGCACCACCTCATCTTTGTCTGACACCTTGGCCAGGTCTTGCAGGTTGTAGTCGCCGGCCACGGTCCGCACGGCGCTGGTGTCGATGTGGGTCTCGGTCGGCACCGTCGTGAGCGGTGACAGGAAGCCCAGGTCCAGCAGCTCCTTGATGGTCACGCGGCTGCAGATGTGCGTGAACAGCGGGTCTTCGCCGTGCGTGAGCCAGACACCGTTGCCCCTGAATGGGGTGCCTGTCAGGCCCACCACGCGGGCGGGGCTGCCGTACAGGCGCAGGTCGGCAATCAGCTTGCGCCACATGCCAGTGTCGGACGTCGCGATGCCGTGGCACTCGTCGGCCAGGATCAGGTCCACGCGGCCCATCACGGCGGCTTGCTTGTAGATGCTGCCGATCGTGGCGTAGGTCAGGTCATAGCCCAGTTGCTTGCGCCCGACGGCGGCCGAATAGATGCCGGCGCTGGCCTCGGGCCAGACGGTGTAGAGCTCCTGCACGTTCTGCACCAGCAGCTCTTTGCTTGGCACGATCACGACGATGCGGGTGCCTGGGTACTCCTGCATGGCACGCTGCGCGATCATGGCCACCATCATCGACTTGCCTGCACCAACGCAGGCCTCGACGACGGGGTTACCGTCAGGGTGGGTGTTGAAGTAGGACCACAGGTCCTCGACAACTTTGGATTGGTAGGGGCGGGGTATCAGCATCAGTCCACCGCCTTGCTGTCCGCGTCCTTGGGCTGGCCCAGGTCGCATCCGTTGTCCGTTCGCGTGCTCGACGCGAAGTTGTTCGCGGGCTCTTGCAGTTGTGGCGGGAACGTGAACGTGCAGGTGCCAAAGCACTCGTGCTCGATGTGGGGCGAAAAGAATTTGCAGTCAGCGCATTTCATGAGACCACCTTCGCGTCAATGCCCTGGCCCATGAGCTCGCACTTGATGCGGTACGCATCGGGCAACATGACCTTCTGCTCGCAGTCGCGGATCTCCTGCGATGCCAGCGCGCCGTTGGTGGGGTCGCCGTTGGCAAAGCGCCCGGCCTCGCCCTCGTAGACCACATCACCATTGACATAGTCGACCTGCTTACCGAAGCGCTCGAGCAGGATGGGGATGTAGCGGTGATCGGGGCACCCGGTGCGCATGGTTGAGTCGTCAATCGACTCGTCGCACTGAGCCTCATCCATCTTTGCGCAATGCCACTGCCCACCTTCTGCGCCGGTCATCGGGGTGCTGTGCGCGCAGGTGCGGCAGTTGACGGCCGGGGCCTTCTCGCCGTGACAGTGCTCGGCGAAGTCGCACATCTTGCACACGAACCACGACGGGTCGTTGCTCACGCGCAGCGGCGGCTCGGCGGCGCGGATCACCCGCTCAGCGCGGGCCTTCAGCTTGGCGTACTCGACCGGGTCGAAGTGGACCCACTCGCAGTAGAGCTCGTCGGTGTTCTTGTTGACGGCCATGTACATGGCGCGCTCCATGCCGGTCTCGCCCATGTAGACCTGCATCTGGGCGTAGTGCTGGGGCTTGGCCGCCTGCACTTTTTTCTTTACCAGATCGGTAAAGGATTTTTCGCTGTGCGTCTTGAACTCGATCACGGCCCAGGTCTTGGGGGCCTCGGGGAAGCCACGGCCTGCGCCGTCCATGCTGCCGGCGAAGTGGCCACCCAGGGCGGACACTCGCCACTGCTTACCGTCTGGCGTGGTGTCGTGGACCTCGACGCCGATGCGCTTGAGGTTGGCCACGAAGCGTGCCTCGGCCAAGCTGCCTGTCTCGAACAGGCGCAGCATGCGGCCGGGAAACTTCTTGCTGTCGACCCAGCGAAAGGTCATCCACAGGTAGCGCTCGCAGGCGTGGCCAATCAGGCTGGCACCCAGGTGAGGGCGGTTGCCATCGTCCGCATCGTTCTCGTATGCGGTGTAGATCATGTTGACGGTCGTGTGGACCGGCTCGGGCAGTGCTGCCATTGGGATTTCTCCGTGGTGAATAAACAATCCATGCCCCCGCACGCGAGGGCACAGGCTGATTACTCGGCGGTCGCAGCCTCGGGCTCTTCAGCCCCGGCTTGCTCGACCTTTACGCCATCGGTCATGGCACCCACCAGGGTTTTCTGGGTGGCCACCTCGACGGTGATCAGGTCTTTGGCGACGTGGCGCAAAGCAGCTTGTTTGCTGCCAGCCTCGACCAGCTTAAAAATGTCACCGGCTTGGACGGCGTAGATACGTGTTGCCATGGAATTACTCTCCTGTGTTGGCGGTTGCGGAAACGGGGTCAGCCGGGGCGCTGGGCGCTTGTTCGGCATCGGGTGAGGGGTTGATAGCAGCTGGCGCTTCAGAGGCTTGTGCGGCCTTCTGCAGCTCTTGCAGTTGGTACTCGGCCTGGGCACGAACTTCGGCAATCAGGCCGGCAGACTGCTCGAAGGGCAGCTTGCTCAGGGCATGAAGCGTCAGCTCGACGCCGGCGGGGACCATCTTGATGGTGAGGATTGGGACCTGGCTCATGCTGCGGCCTTTGCTGGGAAGAGTTGGGCCAGCACGGCTTCGTACTGGGCCTTGCGGCGCTCGAGCAGCGCGGCCTTGTCGAGCTTGTCCAGCAGCGCGGGGAAGTTGATGTCTTCCTTGCTGCACTGCTCTTGGATGTCGGCCTCGAGGCGGATGATCTCGTCGTCCAGCTTGGCCATTTCCAGCTCAGCCTGCGAGCGCACCTTGCGGGCACGCACGGGGGCGAGGGACTCGGCCAGCTTCTCTTTGGAGAGGGCGATGATCTCGGCGAATGGTTTCAGTTTCATGGTTGGTCTCCTACCAAAAGAAGTTTGTTTGCACTGTTCAAAAAGGCCAGTGCTGTTGCCTCAGATTTCGCAAGGTCCGCGCCAATCGATGTTGGCGCGGGCAAGGGCATCATGCGAGGCGGCTCGAAGTAGCGCGCATCTCGCATGGATAGCTCGCGCTCTAGTTCGTGCGCTCGCCCCATGTAGTAGTCGTGCTCGTCGCGGCTTCTCGCCATCCTCGATCTGTCGATGAGGTGATCGATCTCGCGGCGGTACGATTCGTGAAAGCCGATTGCCATGGTGTTGAGGTGGGGCCGCTACTCGCTGCATCAGTGGCCGGTCCACTGGGAACCCCCGGTGGCACTGCATCCGCTTTGGCGGCCCCGAAACATCACGCTGTCTTCTTGGCCCATGGCGGTGTCGAGCCGCCGGCCGCTGCCGCTGCCGCAGCCACAGGGGCGTTGGCTGCAGGTGTCGCTGCGCGCTGGGCCATGCCGCCAGGCACCACTGGGCCGCCGGTAGCGACGCCGCCGGCCGGCTTGTAGCCGATGACTTCGTTCTGCGGCTCGTACTTGCCGGTCTTGTCTTCGCGGATCTTCACGCGGATCTGCGTGGGCTTGTTGTGCAGCTCGACGGTGTCGCTCATGCGAACGACGCCGACTGACTCGCACAGGTCGCGCAGCTGCTCGTTGGCAATGCGCTCGGCCTCGGGGCTTTCGCTGTGGCGGATGTTCAGGCGAGCCCACACCTTGCGGTTGCGGTAGCCGTCTTGCAGCACCTCAAAGGTCAGCTTCAGTGCCTGGCCTTTACCGGACGACAAGGGCACGATCTCGGACTCGGTCACCTGTGCGGTGTACCAGCCGGCGGGCAGCAGCTCGAAGTTGCGTTCGCTCTTGGGAGCGGTGTTGGTATCAAACGAAAATTGCGCCATGGTGGGTGTCCTTTCTAGGGATTAAGTGGCGTTGGTGAAATTGACCTTTGTGGCGAGTGCCGAAAGGTCAGGGGACTCGAACATCTCGAGGCTGCCGGAGCGGTCCTTGGCCTCGTAGTTGTAATCGCGGTTGGTTTGCAACCAGCGAGTGGGGTTACCGTCGGCATCCTTCTCGACGCGCAGCGCAAAGACGAAGTCGAAGAAGTAACCGACGCCTTGCTTCAGCATGTTGCCGGGCATGGCGGGGTAGTACAGCATCGCGCCCGACTGCTCGTCCTTGGCGCGCTCTTGCTTGCACAGGAACAGCACGTTGCGGCTGGGCAGATCGCGGAATGCGCGGATCAGGTCGGTCATCTTCTCGGCCAGGGCACCGTAGGCCTGGCGTGGGTCCTTGGCGACTTTCTTCTCGTGGTTCAGGACCACCTCAGCGATCTCGCTGATCGAGTCCAGGCAGATCCACTTGAAGGACTGGCCCTCTTCGGTGTTGGCCACGAAGTCGTAGGCCTCATACAGTTGCTCGAGGGTCTTGACCTCGATCACTGGGATGTCCAGGTGACGCAGTGACAGCAGGCCCGACTCGGCGCTGATGATGATGGTCGGCTCGCCAGTAGTGCCACACAAGGTGGTCTTGCCAGCGCCGGCTGGTCCGTGGACCAGGAACTTCAAGCCAGACAGCTGCGCTGCCTGCTTGGTCGATACGAGTTGAATAGCCATTGTTATATCTCCAGGGTTAGAAAATCAGTTGCCTTTGACGAGCGCCAGCACCTTTGGATCAGCACCAGACAGGAATTGCTGCGCATAGGCTTGGCGTGCGTTGGTGCGGTAAGAGGACGCCAACATCTTTTCGATCTCAGCATTGCGGTCGCGGTTTTCTCGGGCGGCCTTGACGTTGACTACATCCACCACCCACTTGTATTTGACGCTGGCGTTTGGCTCGATTTCCAAGTCGTCATCAACGCGAACGACCTCTGCTATCTTGAGAGCGTCTTGACCTCCGGTCGGAACGACAACGTAGTCGCCAGGCTCGAGGTCGAGGTGCGTCACGTAGATGTATGGCTGGCTCACCGAGCCCCCATCGTTGCTTGCAAATTGCACGGCGCAAGTCTTAGCGTCTTCGCGCAGGATGGCGGCGATGTTCTTATCCATTGTGATACTCCTGCGGAATTAAATTGCTTCGATGGTGATGGTGGGCGAGGCGGGCTTGCTGGTGATGAACTTGGACACAGCGATCTGCGCCTTGTCATCCAGCTTGCGCAGGGCGCTGACGCTGACGTCGGCCTTCCACTTGAATGCACCTTGCTGCTCGGCGGAGAGCTTGTCCCAGGCCTTCTGCAGGTCGTCGGTGTCGACCGAGCGGGACAGCTTGTAGGTGACAGAGATCTTGTACTCGCCGGCCTTCTGGCTGACGGTGCCCTCGAGCTTGTCGGCAGGGCGGAGCAGGTTGGTGATTTGCTCATCGATCTCGCGGCGGGTTGCGACTGCTGCGTCTTCGGCACGCTTGGCGGCGAGACGGGCGGCGATGAGTTGGTCGATGGTGATTGCTTGCATGATTGCGTCCTTTAAGGAGTGGTTAAAAACGTGTCGTCTGTTGTCAGTATATCAGCATTGTGAAGTGTTGCAAGGGGTCAAACAAAAAAATCTTTTTCCAGCGTGACCTCGACCACGCCTCTGAAGAAGCGGTCCTTGGCCAGCAGTTGCAGGCAGACGTCAAGGTGCTTTTGCGCGGCACGCTTGGTCTTCCAAGAGCTCTTGCCCTTGACGTCGAGGTAGGCGCACTGGCCGTTGTCGTAGAGGAGCTTGATGGCGTATTTCATGCGGCCTCCTCGAGCTTGACGGCCGCCACGCTCAGGAGGTTTGCTCGCTCCTGCAGGCGTCTGGCTTTCTCGCGCCACTCCTCTGCGGTTTCGCGCAGCGACTGCGCTGCTGAGCGGCCGGGCTCAAGGCGGACGTCCATCGACGTGGTGTCGATCTCGATGCAGGCGTAGGCGGCCTGTGCGCCGATGATGGTGCGGACTTTCATGGTTAATTCTCCAGCTTCATTTGCACGGTGCCGCAGCGGTTGCCGTTAAAGTCGCGCAAAAAGTAGGGGGTGTTGCCCGCCTCAATTTGCACAGCCAGCTCGCGCAGGATGCGGGCGATTTCCTCGCGTGGCTCGTCGAATGCGCTGCCGCTGTTGTTGATTTCAATGGTGATCATGATCAGTCTCCCACGCGAACGACTTGCAACTTGCCCATCTTGCGGGCCACGTCCAGCAGACCGACCGGACCCTTGGGAAATGTGTCTTCGTAGATGGACCATGGCGCATCGTCGTAGCCTGGCAGCTTGGTGATGGCCGTGGAAATGATGGCGTCGATCAGTTGCTTGGCCATGGTCTTGTCCCAGTCAGGCGTCTCGCAGCTCTGATACTCGAGGCACTGCGCGGCCTTGATGATTTGCACAGGGGTCAGGACTGGGGCGTCGATCTGGTACACGATCGCGGCAGGCTCGCCTTCTTCCTTGTAACGGTAGTTGACGCTGCGGACGTTCTCGTCCAGTAGGACCTGGGCGGTGGCATCTTCGTTGCCGGAGATGTTCCAGCGCTGCGACGTTGCGCCGTAAAAAAAGCTGATGTTGTTGATGCTTGCGAAACGCACGAGGGCGTTGATCTGGGCGTTGCTGACAATGAATGCGGACATGGTGTTCTCCTGAAGCGTCCCAGAATCTGCTGGGCCAGTGTGTTTAGTATATCACAATTGTGATAGTTAAGCGGGCGTGCTGATCAAATATTTTTTGTTCACTGCCTTGCAGGTGTAGTCCCATGCAAGGTCGAGCACCTTCTGCAGGTCGGCGTTGATCTGTTTGGCCAAGGCGGTGTTTTTGATGACGTCAGTCGTGCCGGGCTCGGTGCTTTGGTGGCCGCCCTTCTGATAAACCTCGGCGGCTTTCTTTAGGGCATAGGCCTGCACGAACAGGTCACGGATGACCCACCACTCACGGTCTGTGATTTCGGTGGACTGAAACAAGTCGCTGGCGGTGTACGAGACTGAGCCCTTGCTGTCCTTGATGTACAGCAGGCTGTCGAAGTGAAAGTGGCATTTCGCGTTGCCGACGTAGCCGAAGCCCCAGTACCACCCGCAGTCCCACTTGTGTTTTTCAAGCCAGATGTTTTCGCCGTCGGCGATTTGTATGCCAGCGTTGGCCTTGAGTTTGCCGAGAAGGATTTTGTTGAATGAAGTCATGATGGTTTCTCCTATAGCAATGTGATATTTAGATCCAGCCTTCTTTGCTGCTGTAGCCGAGGCCCAGCTCGCCTTGGTTGGGAGCGCCAACCGCAGAGAACATCGCTTCGCCGTTGCTGAAGCGGGCGGTCTGGACCAATGCCTGGCCGAAGCTGCCGCGAGCTGCAGCGCGGAACTTGCCCTCGATCTGATCGATCCACCGGTCACGCAAGGCCTCGAAGCCGCCGTTGGCGTAGTAGTCAGGATCTTTTGCTGCGCACCACACGGCAACCAGGCCGCAGTACTCGCTCACGCCAAAGTAGGCGTAGCTGTTCTCAGCAATGGCGCGGTCTTCGCGGTCGAGCCACTCACTGCAAGCGCTGACGCTTGGGAATGCGCTGCGCAGTGCGTCTTGAAGGTTTTCGACGGCCATGTCGAACTCGTAGCTGTCTTCAAAGTCGCAAGAGTTGTACTCGGTGTAGACAGTGTTGCTGGGGGTAGATACAGAGCGTGCCATTTTGGGTGTCCTTCTTAGGAGCGCCTGGAACCGCCAGGTCGGTAACGAATTTCGCTTCGTTGAATTTATTATATCACAATTGTGAAGTCATGCAAGACCCTATGATTTAGTCGGGAATGAACATGCGACGCCGTACATGACCAGCAGCACCAGGCACGCGGCACCCAGGATGCGTGGCCAGGTTCGCAGGGCGTAGCGGCCAGGGCGGTCGATTGAGCAGGCGTACTCCACGGTCTTCGGGAATGCCTCGTTCATGGTTCGGGGGTACTTGCGAGTGTTCATGGGTTGCTCCATTGTTCTTCGGTCAAATGAGGGCGCGCGTCTCGGTATCCGTCGACCTTGCACTTCTGGCCCGGCATCAGGATGGTGGGGTGCGCCTTGGGACGCACGATCTGGCACTGCGGGCACAGCACGCCGTAGCGCTGACGTAGGGCTTTCTTGTGGTCGCGCAGGTCACGGAAGGCTTCGGCCATGTCACCCATGGCTGGCTCCTGCTGCCTCGGCGATGGCGGCCTCGGCAAGACGCCGCGAATTTAGGTGGGCCGGGACCCAGTCCAGTGAAGCCTTCAGCGCCCCCAGCAGCTGGCTGTGTAGCTCGAGCACGCGCGCAGCCTCGAGCAGCTCGGCAGGTCCAAACTCTCCGCCACCTATGGTCACGGTCTCACGGTTGCGGGCAGCGTGCCGCAGGTTTGCAATCAGGGTCATCATGGTCTCCAAACAAAAAGGTCAAGCAAGCACACCGCAATGGTTGCCAGCAGGAAGGCAACGCGCCAGGCGCGCTGGGCTGGCGTCATGCCGGCGGTGGTGAGCTCGAACAGGTCGTATCTCATGCGGCCACCTTTTGATCAACAAGGCGGCGCACTGCTGCACCAGCCTGATAGCGGAAGTCCCACTCGACCGGGATGTCCCACGAGCGGCGCGGGTCACCGTTGAACCCATGGTCGAACTCGGCGATGGCTCCCGGGGTACAGTAAGGGTTGAGGGCGTGGCCCTTCTCGAGGTTGTTGCGGTAAAGCTGAGCGGCCCACTTCTCGGCGGCGGCCAGGACCTCTGCAGGGCTGTTGAATCGGCTCATGTCGTTCTCCTATGGCATTGTGATATTTCAGGTGCCGCTGTAGCCCCAGGCGGGCATGTTCCAGTTCTTCACGCTGGTCAGGTCGTCGCGTGCCACGCCGGCCTTCAGCTCTTCGATGTCGCGCTCGAGCTTGACGATCTCAGCGGCCCAGGTCTGCT